AGATCTATAGGTAGAAGTCTAAGACAGTCTGAATCTAAAACAGACGCTACTTTATTTGATATTGCTGATGATATGGCAATAGGTAGTTATAAAAATTTTACATTAAATCACTTCGCAGAACGCATTGAAATATATAACGAAGAACAGTTCGATTACGAAATCCACAATATTAATCTTAAATAAATAATAGTATGACACAAGAAGATTTAAAAATAGTCAAGTTGTCAAATGGCGAACAAGTTGTTTGTTATTTTAGTTATGAAGAGGGATCTGAATTTGTTCGATTAATTGAACCACTTGAACTCAAACTTCATTCAAATATAAATGAGCATGGAGCAGTCGATGAAACTATTTGTCTAACAGATTGGATTCATCATACAGCTGATAAAACTTTTTCTATTGCAAAAAATAGAATAATGACTATTACAAAACCTGATCAAGGTTTAATAGAATATTATGCCTCTTCTAAAAAGAAATATGATAAACAAAAAAATTTAATTGAAAAACAAAGAGTTGCTGACAAGAATGCTAGATTATTAGAAGATAAGTTTACAAAGGGTGATGTGAAGTTGACAAAGAAAGAGTTATATGATATACTAGCTGGTAAGATTACTAAGCACTAGCTAAGAATATACTCTCTGAAGCAGGGACATACCCTATTATAAACGGAAAAAAGATAAAAGTCAAGCATAAAATTAAAATAAATTAATATTGACTTTTTTACTATATTATGATATAATAACCATATTATGAAATCGCAGAAAACAAAAGAACATTACGTCAATAATAAAGAGTTCTTAGCAGAAATGATCAAGTATAAAGACATGTGTGCTAAGGCAGAAAAGCGTGGTAGACGTAGACCACCAATCACAAATTATATAGGCGAATGTTTTCTTAAAATTGCAAATCATTTATCATACAGACCAAATTTTATTAATTATACATTTAAAGATGATATGATCTCAGATGGTATTGAGAACTGTTTACAATATGTGTCAAACTTCAATCCAGATAAATCAAATAATCCTTTTGCTTACTTTACACAAATAATTTACTATGCATTTATTCGAAGAATACAGAAAGAAAAGAAACAAGCAGAAATTAAACAAAAATTATTAAATCGTGTTGATATACATCAATATGAAACAATCGAAGGTGATAACGGTAATTATACAAACACCTATGTTGATTATATGCAAAAAAATACAGTAGAAGAAAAACCAAAGAAAGAAAAAAAGATTAAAAAGAAAACAATTAAAAAACTTGAATTGTTTATGGACTAAATGAAAATTGCTATAATTGGTGATACTCACTTCGGAGTTAGGTCTGACAGCCCTGCGTTTGCTGAGTATCAATATAAATTTTTACAAGATATATTCTTTCCTTACTTAGAGAAGAATAAAATTGACACACTTATACATTTAGGTGATATTGTTGATAGACGTAAGTTCGTCAACTTTAAAACATTAAATGATTTCAGAAATAAGTTTGTTAATCGTTTAAGTGAGTTAAATGTTCACATGCATTTAATTATTGGTAATCACGATACTTATTATAAAAACACAAATGAAGTAAATGCACCAGTAGAATTATTTTCTACTTATGATAAAGTCACCACATATTCAAACCCAGAAGTTATAACGATTGATGATATTCGTTTTCTTATGTTACCTTGGATATGTCCAGATAATGCAAAACAAACAAAAACAATGTTAGAACAAGAAACTGCTGATCTTGTCTGTGGTCATTTAGAGATTGCTGGTTTTGAAATGTTAAATGGTATTACCAATACCCATGGGTTAGATAAAAAATATTTAAAAAGATTCGAAAAAGTATTCACCGGTCACTTTCATAAAAAATCTGATGATGGTCATATTTACTATCTTGGTGCACCATATGAGATGGTTTGGTCAGACTATAAATGTCCAAAAGGGTTTCATGTCTTTGATACTGAAACAAGAGAGATAGAACGTATTGCAAATCCATATACAATACACCGAAAAATCTATTATAATGATGAGGCAAATGATTATTCTGAGTTTGATTATTCAGACTACAGAGATTCTATAATTAAAGTAATTGTAGATAAGAAAAAAGATTATTATATGTTTGATCGTTTCTTGGATGGTTTTTATAAGATGACAAATGTCCATGATTTAAAAGTCATTGAAGATTACACTGATTTAGATTCGTCAGGTGTTGAAGATGATATTGCTGAAAAGGCAGAAGATACATCAACATTATTAGATAACTATGTTGAACAGTTAAATACAAAACTGAACAAAGATCGATTGAAAACATTAATGAGAAGTTTATACACTGAAGCAAACGATATAGATTTATGATTTATTTTAAAAAAGTGCGTTGGAAGAATTTTCTTTCTACTGGTAATACATTTCTTGAGGTATCACTAGATAAGAATCATACAACACTTGTAATTGGTGAAAATGGTTCTGGTAAATCTACAATGTTAGATGCCTTGTGTTTTGGTCTTTTTAATAAACCATTTAGAGAAATTAAAAAAGATCAGTTAGTAAATACAATCAATATGGGTGGCACAGAAGTTGAAGTTGAATTTTCGATTGGTTCAAACAATTATTTAATTAAACGTGGTATTAAACCAAATCTATTTGAAATATATCTCAACGACAATCTAGTAAATCAAGATTCTACAATACAAGATTATCAAAAATACTTAGAACAAAATATACTTAAAATTAATTATCGTTCATTTACACAAGTCGTTATACTTGGTAGTTCTTCTTTTGTACCATTTATGCAATTGAAAACAGCATATCGAAAAGAAGTCGTTGAAGACATACTTGATATTAAAGTATTTTCTACAATGAATATTATTGCTAAACAGAAACAAAAAGAATTAGAAATAGAAATTAATGATTTAGAAAAAGAAGTTATTCATTTGAAAGAAAAAATTATCATACAAGAAAAACATATATTAGAATCAGAGAAACAACAACAATCAACAATTGATGAATATAAAGATAAGATCGAAAAAAATAATAACACTATCACGGAATACAATGGCAAGATAACAGAAATACAAGATGATATCAATACACAGAAAGATACCATCTCTGACGAAGATTCTGTGAAGAAGAATCTAAAGAAGTTAGAAAACTTTGAATTGACAATAGAAAACAAAGTATCAAAGAAGAAAAAAGACATTAAGTTTTATTCTGAGAAAGATGAATGTCCAACTTGTAAACAAGATATTGATAATGAATTTAAGACCACTGCAATCAATGATGCCACAAACAAACTTACAGAATTAGAAAGTGCATTAGAAAAACTGAACAAAGAAGTAAATGGTAAACAAAGACGATTAGAAGAAATAACCACAGAATATGAAAAGATTAAATTGAAAGAAATACAAATTGCCAAGTATAATCAATCTGTTACAGAATTAAATAATTTTAATACAAAGATTAATTTAGATATTGATAAGATCGTGAATAGTTCAAAGAATGTATCAGAGGCAAAAGGCACATTGAAAACATATAATGAAAATCTACAAGAGAAAGATAACAAAAAGATTTCAACATTAGAAGAAATGGATTATATCAATGCCGCAAAACAAATGTTATTAGATAGTGGTATTAAAACAAAGATTATTAAGATGTATCTACCTGTGATGAATCAGTTAATCAATAAGTATTTGCAGTCAATGGACTTTTTTGTTAATTTTAAATTAGATGAAGAATTTAACGAAACAATCAAAAGTAGATTTAGAGATGACTTCTCATATGCATCATTCTCAGAGGGTGAGAAAATGAGAATAGATTTAGCATTATTATTTACATGGCGAGCGATTGCCAAGATGAAAAATAGTGTATCGACTAATCTGTTAATATTAGATGAGATATTTGATAGTTCATTAGATATTAATGGTACAGACGATTTTTTAAAGATTATTAATACCTTACAAGATGAAAATGTCTTTATTATATCACACAAGACTGATATAATATCAGACAAGTTTGCCAACCAGATTAAAGTTGAAAAACATAAGAATTTTACTAGGATCACACAATAGTTGACAAATCAAGTAAAGTATGATATAATAGACAATAAAATGATAAAAGCCGTCATAGCTCAGTTGGTAGAGCAGTTGATTTGTAATCATCAGGTCCCGAGTTCAAATCTTGGTGACGGCACCATACGGAGAATAATATGAGAGATAAATTGATTAACGCAATTAAATCACATGCAAAAGGTCACATTGATAAACATAAAGCAAATGTTGAAGTTTATTTAACTAGTCCTGTTGGTGTGGGCGAACATCCCGATATCATTGAAGCAATGGAAAAAGAATTAAAGATTATTGCTGAATATGATGATCAGTTGAATATGATTGAAAAATATTTTGTAGTCAAAGATCCATTTAAAAGTGAGTAAATGAATATAGAAATTTTTGATAATGAAGTATCATTTGTAGATATGCAAAAAATCTACAACTATGTTTATAATTCTAATTATAGATTAGGTTGGGAAGATACAGATCACAAAAAAGTACCTAACATATACAGTCAATTTACAAAAGAGGAAGTTGATGATTGTTCATTATTAAAATATTTCAAAAGTGTTAGTAAAAAAAGTAAATTAAAACCTAACATAAACAACTTTGAAAGATGCGTTGTAAATCTAAGCAAATGTGGTGATTATAATTTTAATCACACACATGAAAACAGTATAGTTTTATTATACTACGTTAACTTAGAATGGAAAGATGGTTTCGCTGGAGAAACATTGTTTTATGATGATAATCTAATTGACGCTAGATTTGTATCAGCCTTTGTGCCTGGTAGAATCCTTATTTTTGATGGTGATATACCTCACACAATAAGACCACAATCAACGTATGGTCCTGATTATAGATTTACTGTTAGTTACTTTGTGAAAAAGAATGATTGAAAAAATATTCATACCAACAGTCAATAGAGTAGATAATCAGATAACATATAATCATCTACCCAAGTCTTTACAATCAAAAGTTACAATGGTTGTGCAAGCTTGGGAAAGAGATCAATATGAATATGACTGTGATTATCTAGTATTACCTAACAATTCAGAATATCATTATACAGATTATTATTGTTTACCTAAAACAAGAAAGTATATCTATGATCAAGGTATGAATATGAAATATTGTGTATTAGATGATGATTTAAATTTTCATAGACGTAATACAAAATACTTTGGTGGTTCTGATAATATGGAAAAATCTAGACGAGTTGCTACACATGACGATATAATCGAAATGTTTGATATCTATGATGAGTGGTTATCAGAAAATACTGTGAGTTGCTGTGGTTGTTCGCATGTAGAGAATCCACCATCAGACAAATACTATGTAAACAATTCAAGTTTAGGTAGTGCATTGTGGTTGAATGGTAAAGATTTTAAAGAAGATTTAAACAAATGGGATTTAACATCAATACGAGTTATGGAAGATACACATTTTCTATTAACATTACTGACAAATGGTTATGGCAATAGAGTGTCTAGTGAATTTTGTTTTTCAAACACAAGTGTTAATAAAAAATCTATGGCATCTACTGTCTGGGATAATCAAACATTTGAACAAACACATGAAGATCATAAAAAGATACAAGAACGATTTCCAGAGTTTTTTAAAATCCTATATAATAATGACGGTACCAGAGTTAAAGGTGGATTTAGAGATTATGGTAAAGTCAAAGTGTCTTGGAGTAAGGCATACAAACAAAATTCAATGAGTAGTTTAACGGAGTTTATGTAATGGTAAAAGAAAGTAATGCTTACGATAATTACTTGGATCCAAATGCCAAGAAAACAGATCAGTATCGACCAGCTGCATTGCCTGGTTTTGAAGACGATGATATTACAGTAGATTTAAAAGAGAAAGAAAAGAAGACTAAATCTGATGTCTGGAAGTCAATATATGTGCATTTTAGAAACACAGATGACATTGTAGAGTTCTGTTCTAAAATCAATCAAATTATACCCGGAAAAGACAAGGAAACCTACTTTCCAGTAGTATCTTTGTTTGGAGATGATGAAACAGTCAAAGTTCTACCAGAAATGGTAGCACCACCATTAAAACAGAAAATAAATGGTCGAAGTGATAAGTGGAAAGAACAATGGTTAGGCATGCCAGATTATGAACAAGAAGACAATCCACCACATAGAAGTTTAACAATGAAGTTTAAAACAGAACAAGACTTCAAAGATTTTGCAGAACGAATAGGGCAAGACTTATCTGATGAAACAAAAAGTATTTGGTACCCTAAATTAGAGATTACAAAGAATCTATTATTACGTTGGGTACAACCTAATGGTAGAACAAATCCAAGACACCCTTGTTATATTGTATCTAAAGGTCGTGCTGATACAATGATGACTAGTCGTTCTTTGGCACGTATGCAGATACCACATTATATCGTAGTAGAACCACAAGACATGAAAGACTATGATAATGCATTAGATAATTTTAAAATTAGAGATTATGTCACTTTATTAGAAGCACCATTTTCAAATCATGGTGATGGTCCTGGTCGTGCAAGAAACTGGGCATGGGATCATTCAATCAGTATAGGTGCAACAAGTCATTGGGTATTTGATGATAACATCTCAGACTTTTATCGATTACATCAAAACAAAAGAATACGTTTTGAAAGTGGTGTTGGGTTTCAAGTCATGGAAGATTTTGTAGATCGATATGAAAATGTTTATGTTTCTGGTCCACAATATCGTTTCTTTATTGCACCAGAT